GTTAGCCTGGGCTCGTCCTTCGGGGGCATGTCGAGCGGGGCGGCGGAGGCCGCCGGCACCATGCTGTGGACCCGGATCACCGACCCCGCCCAGCGGGCGGAGCTGTTGAACAACCAACCTGGCGTGACGCTGGATGCGGCCAAGACCTGGATGGTCGGTACGCTACAGGGGGAAGAAGACAGCGCCGGTGTGCAGCACACGGCGGCAATCTACTCGCAGCTTAATGACCACGCGAAGGACCGCTACTTCACCGGCCCTGAGCAAGACTTCCTGGACGCCTACTTGGCCAACGTAGCGTCGGGCCAGGACACCGTTAGCGCGTACAAGAACGCTCGCATTGCCCGCAACATGACGGCTGTGCCGGAAGGTTCTAAGGAAGGGCTCATGGGCGCGGTGCGGGGTCTGCTGGAGGATCGCTACGACAGCATGTGGCAGTTCCTGCCTTGGCGTCCTGACCGCGTTACCGGGCCCGACTTGGACCTGCTGGCAAGCGCGGTGTACACCTCCGCCAAGAACGCGGGCGGCCCTGCCTCGCTGGAAGTCAAGGCCCGCCGGGCGCTATCCCGTATGCTGGACTCCCGAGCCGTAGAGCTAGTGGGCGGTACTACCATCTGGGGAGGTACGGGCAAGCGCCCTCTGAACCAGGTGTTCACGCACGGCACGGACAACCTGTCCATGGAGGAGGCTGCCGATGCTATGGATATGTACTTGACTACCCGCGCCAAAGAGCTAGGGGTCGAGAACGTGCAGGCGCGGATAGTATACCGCCAGGAGGACTACGACACCCCCGATGGCAAGGGCGCACAGTTCCTTGTAGAATGGCAGTACGAGGACAAGGACGGCTTGCTCCGTGTGCGGACGGACACCTTCACTAGCGACGCGGTAAAGAAGCTGTACCGTAACAAGCAACGAGAGGAGGCGGCGGCTGCGCAGGCCCGCCAAGATGCCCGCATGCCTGTGGACTCCCGAGGAACCAACTATCGCCGGCAATGGCTGCTCGGCCAATAAGGAACGCGAATGGCTCAAGCCTATGAACCCATAGTCCAGCAGCTCCAAGGGCTGGGCTGGTCCCGTGAACAGGCCCTGGGCCTCGCCGCAAACTTCCACGCGGAAAGCAACTTCAACCACCAAGCGGTGGGGGACGGCGGCAAGGCATATGGTATCGCCCAGTGGCACCCCGACCGTCAGGAAGCCTTCAAAGCCTGGGCGGGCAAAGACATCCGGGAAAGCTCGCTGGAAGAGCAGGTAGCCTTTGCGGACTACGAACTCCGCCACGGAGCCGAGAAGTCTGCGGGGCGTAGGCTGCTCGCCGCCATATCGGCGTCGGAGGCTGCCGACATTGTAAGCCGCTTCTATGAGCGCCCGGCAGACCCTGAAGGAGCCGCTGCCGCCCGCCGCGCCCTCGCCGCTACCTGGGCCGAGGAGGTCCAGGCCCGCGCCGATGATGCGGTGGCCCCGAGGGCCTACGCAGAACAGGCCCAGGAAGGCCCTAAATCGGGCCAGGAAAGCGATGAATACTGGCCGGCGGTACCCAGGTACCAGCGCAGCGCTCCAGGCGCTTCTACGCCCGATTTGAGCGCCGAGCTTGCGAGCCTCGCTCAGACCCAAATTGCTGGGCGGGACATCGAGGGTCCCCGGGCGGCGCTGGCGGAGCAGAACGAGCGCATTGCTCAGGAGGTTGCCAGGAAGAGTGAGGTTGGTCTGGCAGAGGCGTGGGCCGCGAGCCGCGTGGATCGCCGGGACAACACCACGTTCCAGCTACTGGATGCCCTGGGCATGGGATCGAAGCCGCAGGAAACGCCGGAGTCCGGGTACTACGAGACTGTCCGCGACGAGATCGAGGCGGGCCTGCCGCACGAGTACCGCCTGTTCCTGCGGGAGAACGTGGTCGGGCCGAAGACCAAGGACTGGGCGCTGGCCCAGGTAGCCATGCAAGCGGAGGCGGACGGGGTGTACGCGGACGCCGGTGGCTTGACCAGCTTCATTGCTCGGGCCGGGGTTACTATGATGGACCCCGCCGAGTATGCCCTTACCCTGGGCCTGGGCAAGGTAATCAGGCTCGGTGCCCTGGCTGCTACGACTGGCCGCGCCGCTGTTCGGGCCGGTGCCGGGGCGATCGTGACGGAAGGGGTGCTCGGTAACATAGCGGTAGAGGGGCTGCAAGACGCCCTCGGCGAGGTCAAGGGCGTGGAGGACTACGTGATGGCCGCTGCTATGGGGGCCGCCATCTCCGCACCGTTTGCCGGGGCAGCCGTCGCTAGGGCGGCTAACCGCGCCACCCTGGACGCCGCTACGGAGATACGTGACACCGCACTTAGGCAACAGGCGGACGGGCTGGCTGACTACATGGCCCGTACTGGGGAGACAGACCCTATCAAGGCGGCGCGAGGGTACGAGGCGGCCCAGGTACAGGAGATCAACGAGTTCGTCAACACTCAGGGAGCAGGGCAAAAACTCCGGGACCAGGTGGTGCCGGAGGATGTGGCGCGGGAAATCCGCGCCGAGTACGAGGCGATCGACGAGCCGATCCCCGCTTCTGTAGCGCCTGTTCGGGACCCCGAGACACCCGAGGCCCCACAGGCTGCGGACCTCAACGCCAACGTAGACCCGGCCCTTCGACAGGAGCCAATCGTGCCGGAACCAGCCGCCCGCCCCACCGCCTACGAGGCGGGGGCGGCTGCGCAGATCAAGGGTTCCAGGGATATCCCCAGCTCTACCCCCGGTGAGCCGCCTGTTCGGATGGACTGGTCTGTTCAACGAGACCCCAATGCTCCAGGGGTCCGGGCAGGGGACGTTATCGACGCCCTGATCCAGCCTGGGTTGCCCGTTCCGCCCGCCCTGCGGGCGCTTGCGGTGTACATGAAGGGCATCCTGTCCGACGCGGTGAAAGACGTAGTTGTCACCTTCAGGGGGCGCACCCAGCGGGGCGACTTTGACCCGAAAACCAATCGTATCTACACCCCTGGGGATTCCAACAGCAGGCGGCAGAGCATCCAACACCAGCTCGGCGACGCGAGTCCGTGGCACTACGAGACGGTGCTACACGAGATATTACACGCCGCCAGCCACAGCAGGCTCGCCGCATGGCGGCTCTGGAAGGAGGGCAAGGGCAGCATAAGCCCGCGTCTTCGGGCCGCAGGAAACGCCCTTCAAAAGGAATTCGACCACTTCCGTGATATTTTGAGCAGGGAGGGCAGGTTCAGTAAAAAGAGCCTGCCCGCTAGTGGCTCCCGTCCAAAAGGCATGGACGATCTGGAGTATAAGCTCAAGTACGCCGCCCAGAGCTTGGACGAGTTCCTAACGATGGCCATGACCGACCCGATGGTGCAGAGGTGGATGGCGCAGCAGCCGGGCAGCGGGGCCAAGTACAGCAACACCAGAACGCTGTGGCGGAATTTCGTTAAAGCTATCCGGCAGTTGTTCGGCGGTAAGCCGGGCAGCATGGTAGAGACGGCACACGCCGCCATCGACCGCCTACTCCGGGCGGATGTCAGCGACGTGCGGTACTTGGACGGCACTCCCGTGCTGCACGGCCCTGCCATGCAGGGGGTCCGAGTCGCTGCCAGAGAGAGGTGGGTGCGCCGGTTATACGCCCATGCGGCTGACTTCCTCAGCAAGAACCCCATCGACACTTCCAGGCTCAAGGTGCTGACCGCGAAGGTCGGCGGCATGTCCGACGGACTGGTCCTGGCAGCCAGCAAGAACCCGATCATGCAGATGGTCGCTGCCCTGGTGACAGAAACCACCACGGGGGCGGCAGGACGCAAACCTACGGTGGCTATCCGCACTACTCTGCTGGATCAGCGATTCATGGGTGACACGCTGCTGCAATACGAGGCGGCCTTTACTCGTTGGAACTCCGCCAACGGCGGGACCCTTTGGGACACTGCGGTAGTGGGTGACCAGCGCAGGCGCTTCGATCGCGAAGTCTACCTGGAAATCGTGGCCCGAGGTCGGGGGGACTACCAGCCTACCGCGCCCGACACAGTTCGGGCGGCAGCAGACAGCCTGGAGGGGCTGTTCGAACGGGCCAGGAAAGCCCAGGTGGGGGCCGGTACACTGGGGTCCGGGAACCTCCCAAGTACCAGCCGAGGGTACATTCCGCAGGCATTGGACGGAACGAAGCTCCAGACGCTAAGCGTGCAGGAGCTAGCCGCGTTCCACGCCACGCTGTCTCGCCAGTTCCAGGAGCGACTCGGCTGGGATGCTGAGTTTGCCGACACCTTCGCCCCGTACTACACGGACCGGGTTCGCAAGCGTGCCCAGGGAAGTAAGGGAGTGGACGCGCTGAGTGGCGGCGGCGACGCCATGACAACGGTGCGGGACACCCTGGAGGACATGGCAGTAGACCCCGCTATGCGAGACAAGATGACGGCAGCTACCCTAGCTCGGGCCGGCCTCGGCCAGACCAAGCGTAGGCTGTCTCTAGACCTGACGGAGGAGTTTGTCCCTGGGCGACAGCTCTTGGACATGTACAGCACGGACAGCCTAACGCTGGCCCGGATGTACAGCCGCCGCACTGCTGGGCACGTGGCTCTCACGGAGTCTGGTATCCTCGGCATCCGTGGGGTGCGGGAGCTGCGGGAGGCGGCGGGGACCCCGGTCGCGGACAACATGATGCCCACGAAGGAGGAGTTCGATGCCTTCGACCGGGTATTCTCGGAAATCCTGGGCACCCCGGTGGCGGGCCAAGTAGTGTCGGCGGGGGCCACAAACCTCCGGCTGCTGGTGGGCCTTCAGCGCCTTGGCGGACTGGCCTTCACCCAGGCAGCGGAGATGTGGAACATGCTGCACCTGATGGGTCTGCGGAGCACCCTGTCCGCAGGGCTGTCCGTGCTTACCAAGGCGCGGGCGGAGGTGGGCAGGCTGAAGCGCGGGGAAGACCCTGGCAACAACTTGCTCACCAGCATCGAGACCTACGGGGGACAGTTCGGCGCAGACGCCTACAAGATGGTCATGCCGCTCGACCCTCCAGACCGGCAGCTTGAGCAGTACATGCAACAGGCCGGGCTGGTGTCTCGCCTCCTCCGGGCAGGCAGCCATTTGCAAAGCAAGATCAGCTTCTTCCGTGGACTCATGGCGGCGCAGCACCGGGCAGTGGCGGAGCAGATCGTACTCAAGGCGGCACGCTACATCCGGGACGGCGGTAACGACGTTGCCCTCCGAGACATGGGCTTCACTGACGAGCTGGTCCAGGCACTGAAGGCGGACCTGCCTCAAGTGGCCACGTGGGACGCCAACGGCAAGCTGGTGGGCTGGGACCTGACGAGGGTGTCCGACCCCGCCACAGCAGAGGCGTTCGTGCAGGCGGTGCACCGAGGGGTTAGCCAGATCATCCAGGGCACCTTCATCGGCGAGCGGAACAAGTGGCTGCACAACGACTACCTGAAGCTGCTGCTACAGCTCCGTACCTTCGGCCTTACGGCCACGGAGAAGCAGCTAGGCCGCACGGTGATGCTGCACGGCGGCGGGGCCAAGGGCTACGCCTACGCAGGGGGCGTCCTCCTGGGCCAGATGGCGATGGCCTTGCCGATGCACCTGGCCCGCATACACCTGGCCGCCGTGGGGAGGGAGGACCGAGAAGAGTTCATCAAGCAGGTCACGGCCCCGGGAGCCCTGGCACTGGCCCTGATGAACTACAGCTCCGTCTCGGGGAGCGCAGGGGACATCCTTGACCTGATAGCGGCCCTAGCGGGCGGCTGGGTGGGGGAGGAAGGTCGTGAGGTTATCGGTGCCCGCACGGGACAAGCGACCTCCGTCGGTCGCCTGATCCCCGCAGCCGGGTCCATTGACGCGGCCTTCAAGGTACTGGGCGGACAGAGCAGTCTGTACAACGCCGTCAAACAGCTACCATTCTCTAACCTGCCCTACCTCCAGCCGTGGGTGGGCATGCTCAAGGAGTAACCTTGTCTAACCACGCAACCGTAGACGTGGGCAAGGAGATCGTCAAGGACTCGCCGATCTACGGGTCGGCAGTCCTGACCATCTTCGGATACCCGGTCGAAAACTGGATTCTTTGGATGGCCCTGGCCTATGGCGCTGCTCGCCTGGGCTTGTTGGGCCTGGAGTACTACTGGAAGATCAAAGACCGCTATGACCGCAAGCGATAAGACCCTGGGCGTGCTGCACCAGCGGCTCGCCGCTGTGCTGCTCCAGATGATCGAGCCTGTTGAGCACCCGGCGCAGTACGACGAGGACGGGGAGGTTATCAAGCCTGCCTGGACGGAATACCCGTCCGCCTCAGTGTTGGCCGCTGCGACCACCTTCCTGAAGAATAACAACATCACCGCCGCGGTGGAGACGGACGAGAAGCTCAAGGCATTGCAAGAACGCCTAGCCTCCCGGGGCCGGGTGACGGACGCGGAGGTCAAAGAGGCCATCAAGGACTTCGGAAGTAGGCTCATTCAATGAGTGCTCGCGAGAGTCCTGAGGCGGCCCTGCAACGCTGGGCCCGGCTAGACCTACTGCGCCGGGCGTACCCGGAATTTGTGCCCTTCCTGCGGGACATCATGCAGGAGCTAGGCTTCCGTACCTCGGAGATTCAGGAGGACATCGGGGCGTGGATGCAGCACGGCCCGGACTTTCTTATGGTCCAGGCGCAGCGGGGGCAGGCCAAGACCACCATCGCGGCCATCTTCGCCGTGTGGAATCTTATCCACGACCCTACCTTCCGGGTGCTGATCGTATCTGCTGGGGAGACCCAGGCGAACGAGATCAGCACCCTCATCGTGCGGACCATCAACAGCGTGGACATCCTGGAGATGCTCCGGCCCGACGCCAGCGCAGGGGACCGCACCTCGGTGGAGCATTACGACGTGCATCACTCGCTAAAGGGGATCGACAAGTCCCCCAGTGTGGCGTGCGTCGGTATCAACTCCAACCTTCCGGGTAAGCGGGCGGACCTGCTTATCGCCGACGACGTGGAGTCCAACAAGAACTCGCTGACCGCCGCATCGCGTTCGCAGCTAATCGCCTTCACCCAGGAGTTCTCCAGTATCTCGGTTAAAGAGAAGGCGCGGGGCGGGAGGATCATCTGGCTAGGAACTCCGCAGTCCGTGGACAGCGTTTACAACAGTCTCCCAGGACGGGGCGTGGCTGTTCGTATCTGGCCGGGCCGCATCCCCACCCCCGAGCAAGAAGCGCACTACGGCGCTTCCCTGGCCCCTATCATACGGGCCAAGATCGAGGCCGGTGCCAAGCGCACGGGCTTTGGCTTGGACGGGGAGCAAGGGGAGGCGGTGGACCCGCTCTTGCGCTCAGAAGAGGACCTGCTGAAGCAGGAGATGGACAAGGGCACCGCAGGCTTCCAGCTCCAGTTCATGCTGCTGACGGCCCTCACAGACGCCATGCGGCACCCGCTCAAGACGGAGCGGATTGTGGCCATACCCATGCTCTCAGACTGGTATCCGCTCTCGGTCATTCCCGGCTTTGGGAAGTACCGGGAGGTTACAGTCAACGGGCAGAAGTACCGCTACGCTATCCCGCACGAAGTCTCCGCCGAGACCGGGAAGTTACAGAGCACAGTGCTGTACCTGGACCCGGCGGGCGGCGGGGTGAACGGGGACGAGACGGGCTACGCCTTCGGCGGCCTACTCAACTCGCACGTCTACGTAAGGGAGTGGGGAGGGCTCCCCGGGGGCCATACCGAGGAACACCTAAATGCAATAGCCGAGCTTGCTGTACGCCTGCGGCCTACCCTGATTAAGGTGGAGAAGAACTTCGGTTACGGCCTATTCCTCACCGCCCTGAAGCCAGTGGTCACGGCTGCCTTCGACAAGGCGAACCTGCCGCACCCGGCGTTTGACGAGGACCTGGTGCGCGGGCAGAAAGAGGTCCGGATCATTGAGACCCTGGAGCCTGTGCTAGGCCGGGGTGCCCTGATCTTCAATGAGGACATCTTTCTCAATGAGGCGGCCAGCGTCCAGCATCACGACCCGCGCTTGCGGAATATCTACTCGGGCCTGTTTCAGTTATCGAAGATCACTCGGGACCGAAACTCCCTGGCGCACGATGACCGGGTAGATGCCCTCGCGGGGCTGGTGCAGCACTACGCCCCGGCCCTGGCCGTGGACCAGAAGAAGGCGCTTGCCAGCGCGAAGAAACGGGAGTACGAGCGCTTGATGCGTAATCCGCTCAATAAGCCAAAGTACGCCTTGCCGGCTAACAAGCCACAGAATCTGCTGCGTAAGCGGATTCGGATACTTTAGAAAAGGAACCAGCACAATGCGAGCTGCCAATCTGCCCTCTCTGCGGGGGCTCATCACCTCGGGCTACCATCTGCGAATCGCCACCGCCAAAGCTATCTCGGAAGCGGAGGTATACTTCCGTCGTGGCAGTGTCGGCGAGACGGCACAGACTGCCGCCCTGAAGGCGTTTTTCCAAGCGGCCATCGATGCCATCGAGGCTGCTGAAGCCTACAGCGAGGTCGTCCTCCCCGAGAACACCGTGGCCCCGGCCATCACCGGCACGGCCCGGGTGGGCCAGACTCTGACCGTCACGAACGGCACCTGGACGGGCACCAGCCCCACGTACAGCCGCGAGTGGCTGCGCGACGGTGTGGTAATCGAAGGCGAGACCGGCACCACCTACGTGCTGGTCGAGGACGACGTGGGCGCTGTCATCTCGGTGCGTGTCACGGCGACCAACGCCCGGGGCTCTGTGTCGGCACTGTCCAACGAGACCGATCCGGTAGAACCGGAAGCGCCTAGCGAATGACCACCCGCCGCCGCGCTATAACAGCCGGCGCGCTAGTCCTACTGATGGCCCTGGAAGGGCTCCGGCTGATGCCCTACCAGGACATCGCCGGGGTCTGGACGGATGGCTACGGGAACACCCAGAACGTGGTTCCGGACCGGCCCATCAGTAGGGAGAAGGCCGAAGACGACCTTCGCCGGCATGTGGAGCACTTCACCCAGGTAGTCGTAGATACCCTGGGTCCCGACGTTCCGCAAGGGATGCTGGACAGCTTTGTACTGCTGGCGCATAACATCGGAGAGACGCAGTTCCGCGCCTCTACGGCGGTCAAGGCATACAAGGCCGGCGACTACTCCGGGGCCTGCTTGTACTCCATGCGCTACAACAAGGCCACAGTCAACGGCAAGAAGCGCGTTGTGCGCGGCCTAGCCGCCCGGCGATACCAGGAGTACAACCTCTGCATTCAAGGAGTACCCAGTGCACACTGGACTGAAATTCACGGACGCGAACGGCGTTACCCGGACAGTATCCCCCGTTAATCCTCTGCCAGTCGATACTGGTACGCCCGCGTTGCCAAGTGGTGCGGCGACCTCGGCTAAACAGGATGACATCCTGCTGGCTCTCTCTGGCATCTCCTCGGCCCTGGGCGGACTAAGCTCGGCGCTGGCCTCCATTCTCACGGAGCTGGAGGCGCAGTCGCTGCTGCTGGACGACATCAAGAGCAACACCACCCCCACGCCATGATCCGCGCCCTACTTGGCTCGGCTGTAAGCGCCCTGGTCAAGTACGGACTGCTGATCGCTGCCATAGCATGGGCGGGTTTCCGGTTCTACGGATGGGCCCAGGAAGGCCATCAGCAGGCCCGTGAAGCGTCGAACAGGGTGCAGGAAATGGCTACCCAGCTTGAGGAGGCTAGGCGCGCTCAGAGGGCCGCAGAATTGAGCCTAGAGCTGTCTCGGCGTATGGCCGAGGAGAGGCTCCAGGCGCAGGCAGAAGCTCGCCGCCAAGCCGAGGCAAAGCTGAAGGAACTACAAGATGCTCTCGCGGACCATCCTGACTGGGCTGCTGGTCGCGTCCCTGACCGGGTGCTCGACGCACTACAGGGCCGAAGAGCCCGCCCTTGACCCGGCGCTCCTAGAGGAGTGCCCTCTCCCGGTACTTACCGGGAATACCAACGCTGCCCTGGCGGACTACGCTGTCCGCCTGGAGCAGGCGCTGGCTGCTTGCAATGCAGACAAGCGCATCCTACGGGAGCGACTGCGATGAGCAAGATCAAACCAGACACATACCTCCCGCTGTTTGGCGTGGAGACAGAGTATCCGCCCACGGTGACGTACTACCTGAGCCGGATGTTCCCGGCGTACAATGGGGACGTCGCCGTCTCCAGGTGGGACGGAGTGCATGCCGAGGCGGTGCAGCGGCCTCACGGGGAGGATTCGGCCCCAACGGACTGGGGCCTACTGGCCGTCGAAATCCTGGACATCATCCCGCCGAGCAACATTCCCGTGCAGGAGCAGGCCCAGGCGGCATTCTCCCTGCTGGAGGTGGCCGTTCGGGAGACTCGTGTAGATGTGGAAGCCGACGACGTAGCTGCCGCAACCTTTGGCCTGCAAGGCGTAACCATTCTAGGCACGCTCGTCCTCGGCACCGAGTCCGCTGCCGCAACCTTCGGCCTGCAAAGCGTGGAGATTCTATGATCGTAAACACACACGCGGCTGTCAAAGGCCGCTACACCCTCCGGGTCGAGCGCCCGGGAGTTGGGGTGGTGTCGGAGACCGCCTTCGATAACCTAATCACGGACTCCGGACTGGACCACCTGGGCACCATGTTGTTCAGCAACGTGGGCACCGGATCGGTAGTCTACTGGTCACACCTAGGAACGGGCACTTCCCCGCCCTCCACCACGGACACCTCCCTAGAGGCACCAGTCGCTAACGGGGTCGCTCGGAATGGAAGCGGCGTGACCATCTCTCTCGGGCAGAGCCGGGACAACTTCTACGGAGAAGACCCGCCTCGCGTGCGCCGCACCGTAACCTTCACGTGCACGTACCCGCTCGGCGCGATTGTCGGGAACCTATCCGAGGTGGGCGTTGGCCCCGGCACAGACAGCACACCCGGCGAGCTGTTTTCCCGGGCGCGCATTCTGGATTCTATGGGGAACCCCACCACGGTGACCGCTACCGCAGATGACGTGGTGGTGCTGGTGTACAAGCTGACCGTGGACTTCACGGGTAAGTCCTCTGGCTCCGTCACTGTGGCGGGGACGACGTACAACTACGAGACCGACCTAAGCGCGGAGACTGCCTACACGGGGGCAAACGCAGCGACCAGCGTGTACGCTGTGAACACATCGGGAAACGGCCCCGCCCAGGGAAATGTTGGGTACCTGACGACCATGTCCGCCTGGGTATCCCCAAGCACCTCGTACTCCTGGGCGGGAAGTTCGGGCATCGCCACCGCCACATACGCGGCGTACACTCCCGGAGATCACTACCGGGATGTTACAGTGCGGCTCACTACTGGTACGGGAAGCCCTGGTATTCAGGGGCTGCGTATTAACCGAGGAAACACCGGGGCCCTCTCCGGCATCTCCTGGCGCATCCGCTTCAGCGCCCCTATCCCGTTCACCTCGTCGCAGCAGTTCCAGGTGACCCTCCGCAGCTCCTGGGGCCGGGCATGATCCCCGGGGACGTGCTGAACCCCACGGCGCGGCCCTCTGCCTACCTGCTCCCGGACAGCGTGCCCAAGTCCAAGTTGGCCGACCTGGAGCTGGGCGGGGTCGCCCTGAACGACCCGTCCCAGGGCCACATGGTCCAGGTATGGCACGCCTACAAGGAACGCCAGGGCACCGTGGTGTACGTGGAGCCCTGGGACCAGAGCGTGCCAGCCGTCCCCGTAGTGGACACCCAGAACACAGAGGCGGTGGACATCGGGCTGGGCTTCGACCAGAACATGCGGCCCGTCATCTGCTGGGCTCACGCCGGCTCCGTGTTCCTATACTGGTACGACGGCACGGTCCCCGGCCCTACTGTAACAGCTTGGGCAGGTAGAACACCCGTAGTCACGCTGGACGACAAGCGCGCGCAGTCCGCTGCGGAGGCCACGAATGACGTACTGCTGTTCTACATGGACGGCGCGGACTTGAAGATGCGCCGCCAGCGGGATCGCTACGCCACGGAGTTCATCCTGGCCTCCCCCGGCCCCTTCGCTAGCATACGCCGCGCCGGTATGAACCTTGGACTACGCCTCCAGATAGAGGTGGTGGGGGCCGACGATGAGTAAATGGAAGTTACCCCTGTTCTCCGGCCAGGAGCTAGGCGAGCGGGCAGACCAAACCGCCCCACCCCCAGTGCCCCCTATCCCCGGAGTATGCTCTCCAGAGGGCTGCGTGCTCTGGCTGGACAGCGCCCAGGCTAGCAGTCTGCGCCTCGCGGGCAACCGGGTGCAGCAGTGGCTGGATCGATCTGGCAGAGGTAACCACACTGTACAGCCGGAGTTCGCCCTCCAGCCCGTAAGAATACTGGGACGGGGCGTAGAAGTATGACAGGAGGCCCGCGTGGCACTATTACTCTCAGACGGCTTTGACAGCCACGGCACAGGGGCCGCAACCCTGAGTGACGGGGACCCCTCCTGGGGAAGCCAGTCCGGCGTAGAGATCGCTGCTGGGGCTGGCCGCTACGGAGGTAAAGTCCTGTACCTTGAGGAGGACACGGCGGGTAGCGTCAGCATCATGGTCTCCCCCGTTGGTAGCACGCTGGCGGTCGCCGCGCACTACAAAGTATCTGCTAGCTCGGGTACAGTCGAGCTTCTGATCGACGGGGCCGGCCCCCTGCTGGAGCGCACTTCCTCGGGAGGGCTGCGGGTCCGCGACGGGGCGGGCGTGGAGCTGGTGTCGGCAGACGGCGCTCTCCCCGACGATACCTGGGGCTGGGTGGAGGTTGTATTCGCCCCCACCGCGATCAGCCTGTACCTCGAAGGCGACCTTATCGGGTCGTACTCCGGGGCCTACACCTACCCGGATGTAGGCTCCCTAGCCCTGCTAGACGGCGGGGTTGGTAACGGGGACACCTGGGTGGACGACATCCTGGTGTGGGACGACAGCGGCAGCTACTTCAACACCTTCGGCATCCTGCCCCGGCGCATTCAGCTCCTGGAGCCGTCTGCTGATGGGAAGTACTCCCAGTGGGTGTCCCAGGGCTCCGACCCTAACTGGGCATCCGTAAACGCACCTGACTGGGCAGGCGGTGACGGCGTGCAGGCTACCGAGGATGGGCAGCGGGACAGCTACCGGCTATCTGACCTTGCCAGCAGCCCGGGATTGATCGATGCTGTGGTGGTTAAGGTCCGGGCCGAGAGCACGGGCGGCACTCACGCCGCGCTCAAGGTGCTCAGTATCCTAGGCACAGAGGCGCAAAGCAGCCCTATTCCGGTGCCCAGCAGCCCCGGACCGCTCAAAAGCACCCTGTACACGGACCCCAACGGCGTATCCTGGACCTCTACCACCGTCCGGGAGACCGAATTCGGCATAAACCTGGTCGCCAATGGCTCTTGAAGTCACTACAACTAGGGTGGTCGGGGAGGTTTTGTACATCGCGGACTCTCTCCCCGAGGATTTACGGGTCAAAACCTCCCGGGTAGCCGTGGAAGTGCTCGGCACAGCCGCCGATTTCCTCGGAAAACGCGCCAAAAGTACCCGATTCGTGGCGGAAGTGGTGGGCCGAGCGGCTGCAAAGCATCCAGGATTGCTCCTGCCGAGCATTCCTACCGCCGGAATTACGGTCGCAGCCTGCATTGATTTCCGCACGGACACCTATCCCGGCTACATCGGGCTGCTGGATGCCAACGGGTACGGCCTATCCTGGGAATGGAGCGACAATAGCGGCACTGTAACCCAGCGATACCGTCTCCCCGGCCTACCCGACGAGATAAGCACAGTCTCCGGCTCTCCCGTCGTGACCGTATTCAGCTCCGCCAACGGGACCCTCACTCTCTCCGACCTGGCCGTCATGCGCCCATCCGGTAGCGTGGGCGGGGCAGTCATCAAGGAGCTGTTGGTGTTCGGCGAGCCGGTCACCCCCGAGTACGCCGCGCACCTGGAAGCGTACCTACTTTGCCGGTGGTCCGGGACCGGATGCACATCTCCGCGCTCCCCGTGCCCCTAATAGCCTCAGGAAGGCCCCTAGAAGGCCCTGTAAGGCCCTCAAAACGGGCGGCCTAGGCAACCCTACCTGCCCGCCAAGAAAATCGCTCTACGGCCCGATTTAGGGCCTTCCTGACGGTTTGTATACTTCCGTATTACTTTTAAGGATTCTCATGGCTCTAAAGCAAGCCGCCAGCGTTGCCGGCACCGGCCTCAAGATCGCCGGCAAGATCGTTCTGTACTCCATCCTCGGTACCCTGGGCAGCCTGTTCTGGCTCCTGTTCATGCCGGACGGCTCCCTAAAGGTCGCCGTACTCGCCGCCGTAGTGTTCTTCGGTGGCCGGTACTTGCTGCGTAGCTACAAGGCCAAGCAGGCCGGTAAGGAGGCGCAATGACCGGTATCGAACTAATCCTCGGCCTGGTTCTGGGCCTGGCAGCCGTGATCGCAGAGTACGCCCCGAAGATTCTGGAGTGGTACCAGGGCCGCAAGGCTGCTGAGCAAGCGGGGGCCGCATCCAATGAGCAGCCTAGACCGGATGCCTCGGACAGCCAGGCGTAAGTCCCCAACCCTAAGCATCCTTGGCCGGCCCTACCGCCTAACCCGCAAGGCCGGCGGGGATGCCCTCGGGGTTACGGACTACACGAGAGGGATCATCAACGTCTCCCCCGACCAGGACGAGTACAGCACCAGGGACACCCTCCTACACGAAGTCATGCACGCCGTGCTCTTCCAGGCAGGGCGCAGCACCGGGGACCCTGCCGAGTACCCAGTAGAGGAGAGCTATGTACGCCCTCTCGCAACGGGCCTCATCGCTTTCTTCAGGGCCAACCCCGAAGTAGCAGCTTGGCTCATAGCTAACCCGGAGGCGGTCTAAGAGCTGGGATAGCAGCCCTCAAACCCGAAAGTCAAAATTGGGCTAGATAGGTGAGAGGGCACATCCCACCCTTCGACACGCGCGCGTCCCCCGTGCGCCCGTGCGCGCGTGCGCGTGTATGCGCGTGCGTGCGCGTACGTGTGTACGTACGCGTGTGCGTGCGTGCGCCTGCGTGTACGTACGCGTGCGCACGTGTGTGCGTGTGTATGCGCGTGCGCGGCCATAGGACGTGTTAGGATAGGTGCTAGAGTAGTCCTAGAGTAGGTACTAGAGTAGGTACTAGGAATAGTTTCTAGCACGTGCTAGGGCTTACTCCCTTTGCTTACTCCCTTTGCTGTCCTAGTACCCTTGCTAGTACCCTTGCTAGTATCGTGCTTAGATATAACCCTACAATACACTAGGATATTCCACTAGTCTATCCCGTCCTATGCTCTAATACGTTTCATGGTTGATCTAACCAATAACCCTATAGCCTAGTCGGGTATTAGTAGGCAAGGCATTTAGGAAGGGTACAATTCAACCATGCTGAGGCAATAAGCCTATTCGACACGCGGATACGATAAGTTCACAAGGTGTCAAAGGGCTTAACAAGGCATTAAGGCTGTGCTATAGTACAGCCCTGCACTAGGATATCGCTCCTAGATAAAGCAAGCTCTTTGCGGTCTGCTTCGGCAGACCGTCCATAGTCCACGAAATGATGTAGTCTGTTTGGCCTATTTGGTCAGGCTGTGCATCATGGACTAAGAGCCTAGAGCGAACGGATAACCCATAGTGGCCCGGTAGCTCGGTGGCAAGGGATAGGTGCGTCTTGTGCGCACTGACCAGTAGTACCCTGCGGGTAGACCCGCGAATTGCTGGCGCTTTGATCCGACGGTCCCGTAGGTCTGTCGGGGAGTGGCACGCTACGGATGGTTACTAATGCGACCATGCCCATGACGGTGTTCCTAGTGGGTCAACATGAAGCCCTACCCGTGTTGGGTAGGCTAGACCCTAGGGTCTATCGAGCTAGCTTGCGGGTCATGCTAGCTCGATACGCCCTAGCGTATCTTCCCAGCAACCTACATTGGAGGATTACGAAATGTCTAAGCTCATTATCGACGGCGCGAAGCTCGATGCTGCCATTGTGTCTGTCAACAAAGCGGCCAATAAGCTCAATGACACAATCCAAGTGGTACTCGCCAGCGCGGTGTACCAAGCCGTATATGGTCGTAATACCAATCACTTGAACGCGCTGGTGCACGCAGTCGGAAAGGGTGTCCGTAAGGCAGCGATCGGCGCATGGATCATGAAGTACGCGCCTGTCGTACCGGAAGCTGACAAGGAAAAGGCGAAGGAAGCTCCTTTCCGGTTCAGCGCCGATAAGATGGACGAGCTGGCTGAAACTCACGGATGGGGTAACAGCAAGCGAGTGTCTGCGGAGGAAGCAATGGCCTATGCAGAGATGGCGCTGTCTGACCATTGGACAGAATTTAAGCCGGATGCCGTCGTGCCCGAGGAATTCGATGCGCTGGCCGCTCTTAAGCAGGTGCTGTCCCGTGCGCAAAAGATGCAGGAAAAGGGTGCCAAAGTCAAAGGCTTGGACGTGCTGCGCAAGCTTAAGGACATGGTAACGTCCACCGCCGACGTGCAGAGCGTGTAATAACGATGTAAGGCTACGCATGCACAGCATGCTGTACCTTGCCGTAGTGCTGGCGACGCTGTACGGTGTCGCCATGCTGTTCCTGCTCTAATCGACAACCCTGTGACAACCCTACACGCAAGCCTCACGGGCTGGGGCTTGCTGGAGTGCTGTCAGTTGATAGCGTTATTCCACTTCCCGCAATGGAGGATTAATATGGCCATAACCATGTCATTGTCCGAATGGTGCGAAGCGGTCGCAGCGCATCGCATACAGGCGGCGACTGCCGTATATCGCGTAAACAAGGGCCGCAATGGGCACAATTTTTCGCCGGTCAGCGATCATTGGGAAGACCTTCCAACACCGCAGGAAGATGCGCCTCTGGGCCCATATTGCCACAAGATGTTGGGACTACTTGTGGAAGAACCTTCGGGCAGGTTCCGATGCGGCTGTCTGCGCGAGCAACTACAGTACTGGTGGCCGAAGTGCGTGCTAAGGCACTTGTGGGCTATGGGGAGCAGATTCTGTATCACCGTGGAAATAGGTCCCGAAATGGCCGTATTCCGACACCAAGTAGTGTTCGAGACCGGGACCGGCGATATGTACATCCTCACAGTGGATCGGGACGACCTCGAAAACGAGGTCGTAGAGCGATTTTTCTGGCACTAAGCTACCCTACCCTTAACCCGCCCGAGATCGGCGCTCTAGCGCCCGATTTAGGGCCTTTCTGGAGCTTTTATGACCTACCCCAACCCTCCCAAATTCGTGCAACTCAGCGCCAACCGTATGGTCGGCGACTGCGTCGAGCCTGCGCAGCACAGGGACGAAGTGGAGTTCTACTCCATATACCTGGGCGAGCCGGGAAGTTACCAATGGGTAGCGGACTTTGAGTCCCGAGTGGACGCACTCTACGCCGCGTATACAATGGCGGCTGATATCGGCTGCAAGCTCGACCGCAGCCAGTACAACGCGGTAAAGAAGGTGGCACCTCTATGAGCGACATAACCTGCCTACTCTGGACTGCGCTTGGCCTCGTGGCCCTGATACTGCTCGTGACCCCCGTGGCTGCGGCTGTGTGGGAGTGGAGCGAAACGGGCGACCGATGACTACAGAACGATGCCTAGCGTGCTGGGCATCCTCCTGTTGTCAACCAACTGAGGCGTTAAAATGAAGCTGGAAATGCAGAATGAAACGAAGTGCGAAGTGCAGACTAAAGAATTGCTCCGTGCGCTGCGCGAGCTGGGCGAGGCTATTGAAGACCTCGGCTGTAACCCCAATTACGGGGGCTGCTGCATCATCGCGGCCATCGTATGCGGCGAACTGGAGCGACTTGGTATACAGTGCGAGGTTGCTACAGCCGACCCGGAGTACGCTGCTTACGGCAACACGGCGAAATATGCACGGGATAATGGCATTCCTGTGAACAAGTGGTCCGATGAGGTCTGCCGTCACCACCTTGTGGTACGCTTCAAGGCCGGAGGGTTCTACTATACCTGGGATACTGAGGGTCTGCGCAGAGATAGGGTCATGCCGGCGTTCAATAGTCTAATCACGCACCCGTTCGGCGAAGGTATGTCTGCCGAGGAGGCCGAGGAGCTGTACGAGAATTCCACGTGGAACTGGGACTTCGACACAGACTGCATCCCGGAAATCCGGGAACTGGCGCGGCAGTACCTGCGCCCCTGATTACCCGTCAACCCACTAAATAGGAGGATTTATGAGTACTCTGGAAGACCGCTACGGCCCGCTGGTAGCCATGCTGATACGCGCCAGGGTAGCGCTGGAAGCTGGAGCCCCGTACTACGCAGTGCCGGGGCGTGTATACACCCAGAGGGACCTTCCGGCGCTGCGCCAGAAGATTCTCTACAGCATGTGAGGCCGTCATGGAAGAAATAGAGAAACTCCGCACCGATCTGGTCCTGGCCGGGTGGCGCATCGAGCGAAACAATCTCGACGACACGAACCTTGTTGATTGGTACGCATGGCACCCGAAGCGACCGGACGACTGGTCCGACTGCCAGTACAACAACAAGCCGCCATCGCTGTGTATCTACCCGTATGCCTTCAATCACCCGAAGCATGCCAAAGTGGAGGTCGAGGTGTGCGGCGAACTGGCTGGGCGCTGGTACCGGCTGCGCTCCTACGGCATCACGGCAGGCGAAGCCATGGCCGCCCTGCCGAAGGCCATCGAAGCACTTGGCGCGGCATGGAAGGCCATCGCCGCACTGGGCACGCAGGAAAGCGGGGTGCCAATGAGCAAGGAGGGCCGGGGCGATTGACATGCCCGACGTGCTGGACGGGCTCCGCAAGGAAATCTCAGAGGCTGCGCTGTATCACGGGTACGCGATTCGGTACGGGCGGCTGTCACCAAAGCTGTGGGCGAATGGGTGGAGCCAAACGGGTGCCCGCGATGCGCGCCACCCCTTGCCGCCTAGAAATACGGCCTAACGGCCTGTCAGGCTACCTACCCCTTACCCGGCCCCGATCGACGCACCAACGCCCGATTAGGGGCCTTCCTGGGCCTTTT